AATCAAAGAAGATCGATCATCTCTCAAAGCTTTGATATACCTTTTTACAAGTCCGCAAGGTCCACAAGAATCTTTTGTGAACATCAAAAATTTATTCATTGTAAGTGATTGAAATTTTACGCTTTAAATTGCCTTTACTATCTAGAAGACTTGAATACTGAATGTCAGCATCTAGTAATTCTTCAATTTTTTCTACAAGATTACTGACAATTTGTTCGTTGGTTGCCTTACGCCAGTCACCCTTAATCATAGGTTGGTTTTCAGTCACGTTGTCTCCAATCATCAGGTTTGTCTTGTTTGAACCAGTCTACAATTTCATCCGCTCCAGAGAACCCCGATTTGTAATTAGATGGGTCGGGGTCTCCTAGTCCCATCTTATTCATAAAATCATCCATACTGCCCTCCTGAATATCCTGTGCTGCCTGGCGGCGAGCTTTGTTTAACCAGTCTCTAGCAGTAGTGTATGACTTAGCAAGTTTTTCTGCCCAAATCATATCTTCTAAAGGAACTTGCTCCTTGTTTGCAATACATTGACAAATGGATTCAAGACGAAGGCGATAGGCAGTAGAAAGCATATTATTCTTCCGTTAGATAGTGCTCTAGTTGGTTGATCCTTTGAAACTCAGCATAGGCTGCTTCAGAGCGAATATGCAGGATGTCACGAATGTCATCCACAATAAAGGTAGGATCTATACCATCATCTAGGTATTTATCGATCGCTTCCTTAAGGTAGCGATATCTATGCCACTCTGGTGAATAAGGTTTGTAATGCATAACAGAAAAAAGTAAACTCCCCTTCCTGGGATCGAACCAGGGACCAAACGATTAACAGTCGTTCGCTCTACCGCTGAGCTAAAGAGGAATGAAGGGGGTTGACCCCCCTAGTATATCAGAAGAACCTCTGTTCTGCAATGTTTTGCAGTTGAGGGCGAATCAATGAGTTAGCAGACGAAAGGAATCTAACCCAGGAGCTGTTATCAGACCCATTGAACGGGATTGCAGTTTGCTGGTTGCCAGGGATTTCGAGACCTGAATCACAATATGAATTGTAGAGACAGACGAAACGTGCAACAGCAGGTTCCCACTTCTTATAATCAGTAGTTGCTCCAGTAATATCCTCTTGAGTAACGTTACGTGCTTTCTTGCCGTAAATGGGACGTGAAATGCGACCCCAATCACAGAAATAGTAACGCAGGCAATCTGCGAAAGAGTCGCAGTTGTTCATTTCATCAATCTTGTTGATGTACTTAGAGAAGTATTTCAGGAACATTGCACCAGCGATAGTGCAACTACCACCTACTTCCTTGGAACAGTTGTTGTCCGTGAAAGCTTTCAAGTAACGCTCAGTTTGCTCTTTAGCATCTTTAATCGCATTAGCGATGTAAGTGCTGCGAGGAGCGTGGAAGTTAGCGGTCGGGTTTGTACCAGCGATACCAATGCTGTACTTAGCACAGAAGTCATAAAGAGCAACTGCTTTAGGTTCGCGAGCATAGTATGCCGACTTAAATCGGTGGTCGCCAGTCTGGTTGGTGCGATAGTTCGCATCAACGTTATGGTCATTGGATTCGATACGGACCATCTCTTGCATAGAGAGATCACGTGAATGCAGCTTCAGCGAGAGCACGATACGAACATCGGGATCTTGCGTGACGCCATAAAGCATAGAAGCGCGATTGTTACCTTTTGAGGTAACAACTTTCTTCTGTCCAGGACGGTAATACCCAGAAAGGGTATCGGCGGAACTATATGAGAAACCTCCCCTGTTGGCGAGGTGGACACGATGGTTGCCGTACTTCAGTTCCAAAATACGGTTATAGTAAGGAGAACTATGAAGATCTCCAACTCGTGCCAAGACGATAACAATGTCATTATCGAAGTAGTTGACTCCATTTTCGTAGTCACGAATAACATCCTCCATAAGGGGGATGCCTTGGGGGCAACGGTCAAGTACAGAAAAGGTTGCAAAATATTCCTTATCAGTACCTTTTACCTTGTCATCAAAAACATCAATGATGCGGACAAGTTGCTCCATACGAAGGAGCTCGGACATTGCAATAGACATTTGGTTACAGTGTGTGAGATGGATAACCCATCGGTGTAGGTCTAGACGATCTAGAAGTCGAAAGTCTAGGGGCAGTTTAGAGTCATACCCAGGACTTATGTGATAGTCGGATCAGGGTCTCCCCATCTCCTAGTTGGAATACTCCTGCAGGATTTCCAACACAGAATTCAGAGCGTGGTGGGCACCATCGTGCCAGTCCCCGTTCTTGTCCTGATGTTGACCATTATAGAGGGAAGTCTTTAGCTTGTAAAGCCTTGCCTCTAAATCTACCTTCTGCATTCTAGAGCGTGGCATATCAGAACCAGTCGCTAGACCACTCGCCCATATCCTGCTGTCCACCAGGCATAGCACCTTCTTCAGGAGAAGGACCCATACGCTCACGATCAGCTTGAGGACCGCCAGGAGATGTGCCCATTTGCTGTGGAATCACTTCTGCTGCTTCACGCTCAGAGACCAGTTCAATGTTGAAAGAGAAACTGATACGCAGTTTTCCATCGCGATTGATCTCAATGCCAGGTTGCTTGTGCACCATATGCTCAAGCTGCGAAGGGAAGATAACAATATCGCCTTCAACCGTCTCAAGACTCATCTCTTCCTTGTAGCACCCATACTGACGCATAGAATCATCGTAATTACGACGCCCAAAACGCAGTGCTTCCACATACATTTTGTCAGGATTCAGGAAAGTCGTGCTCTTGTGAATAGCAGGATCAAACTGAATGTAGTAAACGCCAGACAGGTCAGAGGGAATGTGATTATGTGCCTCTTGATTCTGCTTAGGTCCATAACCGTTGAACCAGGACTGAGAGACCAGGAAGGCGTGAGGGTAGAAATCTGCCATCTTGACAGTTTTCTGAATGTGGACAGAAATATCGTTCAGAAGTCCCTGAATATCGATCTCAGTTTCTTTGGAATAGTCAGTCATACTATCATCAAAGAAGCTGGTGTAACAGTCGCAATTCCAGCAAGCGTTTTCGCCGTCAATATAACTGTTGCTGCCGTTTTGTTCCTTGTAACGGCGTTCAATGATCGGAACGATCAATTCTTTCCATTTTTCGTGGGTTTCCAGTGTTCCACGGTAAACAAATTTGGGAAAAACGGAAAAAATACCGTACTGGTCCGATGCATTAGTTTGTTGTGCCATAACGATGGTATAACGAAGCTTTGACCTATTTATTGTACATTAGAATGGCGGTTTTTACAACCACCAATGCGAGCGGGGGGACTTGAACCCCCACGATGTTGCCATCAGCGGATTTTAAGTCCGATACGTCTACCGATTCCGTCACGCTCGCTTAAAGAAGAATACCTGATTACATCGATACTCTTCTCCGAAAAAGCGGTCATTTGTGATATTCATCCCGTGAGGGAATTTACTACCGTCAAACAACACTGCTCTATTATAGACTGATTTAAAGCTTTTGACCACATCGAAGTTATTTTTCGATGTCCAGCAAAGATACTGTTCTGGATATTTGCTGAATTTATGCCAATTTGGATGATCCATCACTTTCGGGTCATATAGGTTAGTACCCGAATTCTCTTCATCCTTGTTAAAGTACACAATACCGTTGTAACCACTATCTGTATGTGGCCACCAGTATTTGTGATCATAATCATTAAAGTCGTTTTTCACGAATCGGATCATATTGGTATTGATCACTTTTTCGCGATATCGCGACTTACAGACAGATGCTAGGAAATTGTATGCAGACCCAACTCTATCATCAGCTGTAATGAACCTACGGTCATAAAAATGAACTGAATTAAAATTGGGTTTTTCGTCAATTTTCCATAGTGGCACATCACGATTAAAAAGATAATTTGCTACTTCATCGGGATTTTGGTAAAAATCGTCGATATAGTAGACAGGGGATCCTAGAATATACTCCGTTTTGACCCTAGAGGACGTATTGAGTTCAAACATAAAACCTAAAGGGTCAAAAAATTGGCGGAGTTTTTTTTCCGACTTTTTGGTAACAGAAAGTCAGTTTTCGTCAGATTCAAAGAAATCTGTAGGTTCACAGTAAACCATATACTCTTCGCCTTGGTCCTTGCAGATCTCCATCAGCTTCATAAATGCTTCGTAGTCATCAGAGCAATCAAGGGTCTTGAACTCACCTTCATCGGACACGAGGTGAATGGCGCGAGTCTGGATGTCAACAATGATCTTGTCAACAACGGCGGAGTCAGGCATAGGTCTTTGTCAGTACCCTGTTATTATAGCAGGGTTTTGGGGATCAGTTGAGGAAGATGGACGCTCCAGCGATTGTCACATTGGCAGTGGCAGTCACGGTGGCATTCACACCTGCAGCAATTGTAACAGATCCTGCTGCAGCTGTCATAATGTTGTTACCTGCTGCAACATTGGTAATCTTATTACCCACCACCACTGTGCTCACATCATTACCCGTCATAATCTTCTCGACCCTACCGAGACCACCCGAAGCACCGATGATCGTGGTCTTAGCAGGACCACCAGGAGGGATGCTAGGCAGCGGAGGGACTGGAGGGACACCAAGAATCTTCTCAGACTCTCTACCACCAATGGTCTTCTCGTGGTCACCTTTGACGACAGTAACCATATGACCCAAACTCATCAGGGTAAAGGTACCTCTGGGATCAGTCATACCGATGACTCGTTCGCCAAAGATCTTATCTTCCTGCGGACCTGTAACAGTAGTGTCTGTCATATCAGCTGCCACTGTTGCTTTAGGTGCTGTCTGCACAATCTTAGACTTACTATTCATTGCAAGAGCTTGATCAGCAGTAAGTGTCAGGTTTTTACCACTGTTAACAGTGAAGTTACCCTCACATCTAACATTGATATCCTTGAAAACTTGCACATCAAGACTACCATCGACTTCTAACGTTGCATCTTGCGCAACTTCAATATGTGCGTTCTTTCCGAGTTTAACTTCAGCATTACCTTCGCAATGGACTAGAAGTCTACCACCAGTTTCATTACCAGCTGGCGCAACAACTGCCTTAATCTGTACACTACCATCTTCTCTCAACCATACGTGATGCCCAGAACGGTGCATCATTAACATATATGGTTTATCTTCAGCGTCACAGGCTTGCCATATATGACCAGATCTGCTGACTTTTGATTCGGTATTTGGTTCGTTTGGTTTTCCTTTGCTTGACATTAGGGGCAATCCACATAGTTAGCAGGATCCTTAGCAAGGGTCTGCAGAATAAGTTGTGATTGATCTTCAGGAACACACTGTAGATCAGCTTTTGCTTTGGCACCGAATCCTCCACCACCAGTAATAATGATGTCAGGTACTTCAGTGTACTGCATATCAGCTCTGAGAAGAACAATGTTATTTACAAATCCTTCAGGAGAGATAGTTGCTTCTGCAATAGAACTGTCTCCATTAACAAAAACTAGAGGAGCTCTATCGTATAGACCACCAACATTAGTTAAAGTAATCCCAACGAGCTGACAAATAACATCATCTGGTTTTCTCTGTCCAGTGTAACCTTGACCACCTCTACGGACTCTCACTCTAGTAAGATATCCATTGCTGTTCAGAATAGGTTCAACAAATGCACCAAATCCAGTGTTACTTTCAATAGACATAAAGGGTGTTGCTAAGAATCTGTGTCCAGAATCCACAACAGGGATGTCAATGATGCCACCATCATCATCGATGATGGGTTGACCGAATACAACCTCACCGTTGCCATCAAATCCGTCACGATCATTCAGGTCATCATTAGTTACTCCGTCATCATCAAATAAATTACCATCATCACCAGTACTGGTATCGGTATCGGCATCAGAATTTTTATTGAGGATGATTGTAGCAGAAGCTCCGAAGTCAGGGATAGCAAATGTAACTGTACCATCTGTAGTACCAGAGATACGGTCACAATCAATACTTAAAGTGAAAGTTCCAATACCATTTTGGATAAGAACAGTGCCTTCTGTATCCTGAACAATGTCCTCTTCATTAAGCTGCGTACCAAAGATTGTATATGGTAAGTTAGTACCATCTTGGATGTTTGTAGTGTTGATAGTGATATCCATCGATTCGCACGTACTAATATCAGTACGCTCAGGAACAATGTCAACAGTAATACTACCAGCATTAGGATTCTCTTCAATGTCAAGAGGATCGAGGACCAAACAACCAGCAGAAACCGAAAGTCCATTCAGTTGAACAATAATCTGTTCGGAGACTTCACTATCGTCTTCTGCGATATTATCTTCCGCAAGTTTAATTCGGATAGAATCACTTCCATCTTCACCAACTGTGAAAGTTCCTGCCAAATCGGCATCAGTTGAGGGATATCTCTTAGCACCATTGTGTTCAATCCAGGCAATATCACCAACTGTGATACCTGTTTCAGCTCTACCGATTGTATAGTTAACCGTCGCACCTTCCTCAACATTTGCTGTATCAAGAGTGAACGTAACAATCTCACCTTCAAATACAGATGATCTATCAGGTGTCAGATCATAGTAAGGAACATCTAGTTCGAGAATTGAAGGAGGTGGTGGTAAGGTGTCAACAGGTGGAGCAGTAGGAGGATTGACTGGCGGTGGTTGAGTCTCAGGAGGACACATAATGACAACACCAGTTTTTTTCCTGATCTTACCACAGCTGTCGTTCATCTTCATCTTGACGTAAAAGTACTTACATCCGTTTGCGTCAGCTTCCTCAGTAATACCTTGGGTAACTTTTATACCTCTGTTTGGGGTTTTCTTTTCTTTTTTAGGACGAGCTTGAACATCGATGAAACGACCATTAGCACTAAAGAAAGCAGTGCCTCCTCTTACAGCTGTGATTTTAATTTGCGCATTGATATCGATACCGTTAGAAATATTATCATCCAAGATAATTTTCTTTCTTCCACCCTGAACTTTCAGTTTTTTATTGAGGGTAGCATACTCAGGATTAAGATTGATATAGTTGATTCTATATCTCTTTTTCTCTTTGCCTTTCTGAGTAGTATCACGAATCGGAGCAATGAGTTTTACTGTTTTCTTTTGAGTATGTGCAGTGGCAATATTTTTTCTCGTGAAAGTTTTGTCCCCGATGGTAAATCCATCGAGAGCAACACCACTCCTGTCGGGATCATCATCTACAAAGAATTCAATATCAACTTCGACTTCTGCGAATGCAGAAGAAGCACTTTGAGTATTAAGTGTAATGATTTCGATTTGAGTTTCACCTTGCCCCGTACCAAACCCAATATATCCCGAAGCAGGACAGTAGTCTTCACCAGCTTTGGCAGTACCATCAACTGTATAGTAACTAATAGCAGATTGATTTGAGAGGTCACCATTCCTTCTTAATTTAACAGGAATCTTTTGACCTTTAACGCCTCGTGCATCACCAACACGGAAGAAGCGTTGTGCACAACGTGCCTTTCTCTTTCTACGTGTTATCCTTCTAGAGCGTCCTTCTGGATCATTGGGATCATCTTTCCCTCGTCTTCCATCATTTTTATTCTTTCTATTCTTTCTCTTTCTCTTTTTAGATTCATCGTCATCATTCAGATCATCGATGTCATCGTCATCATCGATCTTACCATCATCGATCTCATCATAAAGCTGAGGACCCCAAACGTTGACTTCAGTTGCTGGAACTGCTGGAACTGTAGCAGCATCACAGACACCATCGATTGGGAACTGCGGACCACTTTGGAGACCTGCCAGAATCTCATCCAGATCATTGTAACCACCCTTCAGACCAGCGAAAGCACCAGACTTACTAGACTTCTTCGGAGGACCACTAGAGCAAGCTGCAGTACCAGTACAAGAAATGCCAAGGATAGACATCACTGCACTGATGGCACCACCCACAACATCACCCATCGAACCGATAGCACCTAAGACAGAAGAAATACTACCGAAGACACTATCAATAACACCTGTAATTTCTCCAAGGATGTTACCTAAAATACCATCCACCAAACGCTTAGTCTGACAGGCAGCCCAGTTAACAACACTACCAACATATCCCTCAAGAGTGCTGGTTACAAAGTCAGCAACTCTTTCAAAGATGTCGCCCATAGAGCAACCCAGCTTTTCCAAAGCTTGAGTAAACCAATCAACGACTTGCTTCAAACAACCAGGCAAAGGAGCAAGCAATGCCTGCACCAGTTTTTGAATAACTTCTTTCAGTTTCGCCATCAGCTCACCAAAAGCTCTAGAAATCAGAGCTCCAACGATGCTCTGAATTCTACTGATGTATCCTTTAGCAATGGTTTGAATGTCAAACAACTCGCCAGTATACTTACTGATATAGTAAGAACCGATGTTACCATTTGTAGACTGTACAGCACCAAAGAACTCAGCTAAGATGCTATCCATCTTAGTTGCAGGGTTAGATGCACACTTACCATCTGCAACAGTGACTGTAAAATCACCAGCTGGATTGCCACCAGGACTATATGGTTGCTTCAGAGAATCAAGTAGACGACTCTCATCCTCATCACCCAGAGCGCCAATAGGTTTGACGCCCAAGTTCTTATTCTTTTCTTGTTGATCAGCTGTGACGTGGGATGCAGGATTAGGTGAGTCACCTGTTCCTTTATCTTGAGAGATATATCTCTGCAGAGGACCGTATGCATCCTCTGGTTTTTTTGAACTAGAATTTGCAACAGCACCTGTCGATCCAATGACTAGTCTCTGTCGGGTATCGCCACCAACATAGCTGACCCAAACAATATCACCAGATTTAATGTTGTGACTAGATGCAGAGGTAGCAGAACCACCCGATGCATTGGTGGGCATCAGCACAGCTGCCCACGGTAAATCTTCGGTTGCAGGGACAGGTATAAATTGACCAGAGTCTCCAGTACGGAACTCCTTATTAATAATTCTTACTTTAACCCGTCCCGAACCTTTTGGGTCACGTACATCCTCAACAAAACCTCTTTGCGGTTGAGCAAAAAGGTCTTGCGAGTTAGCTACATTGTAAGAGTTATCTGACATTAGTTATCGTGAATTTTACACTCAGGTGCGCCAGGTTCCTGGTCGCAGTATAGTTCAAGAGGTGAAGGATCGTGATGATCTCCTGCTTCAATCTCTTCTTTGTGATGCTCAACCCAATCTTCTAAATCGTGCAGTTCGCCTTCAATGTGACGACGTTGCTGCGGTGAGGTCATAGGATTCTGAAGAATCTCTTTGTCTGCCTCGATATGTTTTTCGATAGAGTCCATTTGAAAACCTAAAGGGGTGATTTTTTGGCGGAGTTTTTTTTCGAGAATTCTGGTTTATTTATCTCGAATTTCAAATCTGCTCGACACCGTGCGGTTGACGGTTCTCAGTCATTGCCTTCAGTCTTTCAAGACCTAGAGCTAATTGACCAAAAAGTTTAGCGCGAATACCTTCATCTGTTTCCTCCTCAAGCTTGTCGAGCACAGTTCGGAGACCCTGTGTCCATTCAGGGGGGTATTGATCTAGAAATTCTTTGTCCATTGTCAACAGTTTTTGTTCATAGAGTCCTTGACGAGTGTAGCAGCAGTAAAACACTCGCGAGGTTTCATAGTATATCTATGCGCTACCCTAAAGATAAGATAGGCACCACTTCTACGAAGATCCTCATCGTCAGCATCCTTAGCGTGGTCAGGTTTAGAAGACTGGATGTGCAATTTAATTTTGTCACCAGCTTTTAACTGAGAGTTACCAGGAACGACAACATTCGTCACGTTCATTGCCATTGTAGCACGTCTTGCGTTGTACTGGCAAATAGTATAGGGACCCCAGTCAGGGTATTCGGTTTCTACATCACCACCATCTCTACCAGTAGTCTCAGCTGCCTGCTCTTCTTCATTAAAATATGCTTCATTAGTTGTGTTAATCTTGAAGGTTCTAACTGCAGCTGTATTGTTAGATGTGGAGGTGAGGTATTCGTCCAACCATTTAACCATCCATTCAGGGAAGGCAGTTTGGGTGCCAATGTGACCCCAGTCTGCCCAGTGGTCCTGCAAGTTCCACCTTTCTTCCTTGAATTCTTGAGTATCTGTGTTGGTCACTGCTAGTATAGCAGAGAACACACCTTTGTCAGCCATTGCTTTGAGATCACCATCTCTCTTGACTGAATAGTGCTGAATGATTAGATGAGCTGGGACTTGATTAGTATTTGAAGGTGCTTGATAGTATTCCCAAAAAGGTTTGATGCCATTGTATGCATCATCTCCTGTAGATAAAAGGTGATCAATCGAAGCAAAGTTATATCCCATTCTCGTTCCCCACAAGAAATATCCACAGGTATTTGCCTGCTCTCCTGCTTTAGGAATTGACTGTGTACAAACTCTCCTCGCCAGCTTATCAAGAGAGATACCTTCACCAGGGATCAGCAACTTATTAAATGGTGTGGCACCCATTGCTCGAACGGGTTGCTCCATCTTTGCATCCTGAAATGCAAGTGCCAAGATACTATCACCTGTACCTTTGTAAGTATTCATCGCCTTGAAGGTAGAGAATACTTTACTATCTTTTTTAATCAGATTAAGTGTCGCATACTTTCCTTTAAAATCAACGAAGGGAGTACCATTACTACCAACAATAAACTCGTGAGTTACTTCCTCTTCAGAAGTTTGATCGGTAACTAATGTAATTGTGAATTGTTCTCCACCTGACAGTGGCAAATCCTGTGAACCTAAGTCATTAAGGACAGCTGTTGCAGTAGGACAAATCCTTTCAAGGTCTTCGTAGTAAGTGAAAGTATTCAGGTTGGTTGTCAGTGGAATCTCTGCCCCACCATCCATTATGAGCTTACAATTTACTAGTTTCCAACCTACTTGTGCCTCTGTTACTGTATCAGCCATCAAACATCTCCTGCGAACACGTGACCACCATCCCTAACTGGGGAGGAGGTGGGGAACATTGAAACATCACCATCAGCAGACATACTACTATTATCAGAACCTCCACCAGGGGCAGGGCGTCCAGCACTTACAGCTTCCATCAGAGACTGCTTCAGGTTGCCCAACGGTGCCAGTGCTGCGCCAAGAGAAGCAGCAAGACCAGATTCCATACCCTGCGATTCCATACTCTTCTGCAATCTTTCACCAGTATTGCGAACGTTTGTCGCATAGTCTCTCATTGGACTGGTGACAGCGGACACCGCTAAAGGAGAAGAACCACGGTCACTATAGTCTGATGCAGATGGAGATTCAGCAGTGTAATCACTGTCAGCACCATCTGCACTAGGAGTTCCTTGGAAAGGAGCAAACTTACTATACTTCGACAGTGGATTGAACAGACTGCTGCCAGCACGACCCACATCAGCTTCATTAGTTCCTGTTTCCCAGTGAAGGTGGGTGCCATCAGGACCTTTTGGTACTGTGTTTCCAGAGTAACCCATCAGTCCAACCTGTGTTCCAGCTGGATATGTCTGACCAACTTTAAGTCTGCTCTTATTTTTCATATGAGCATACAGATGGGTAATGCCATCGCTGGTGGTGAAGTAAATCGAGTTGCCATATCCAGCACCGTTTCCTTCAGCACGACTATCTACAATTGTAGCACGCTTCGGTAAGTAAAGAGGCATATGCAACTTGCTACCAGTAGGAGCGATGTCAGTACCTTGGTGCATTTTACCCCAACGCATTCCACGATTTGAGGTAACTCGCACAGCAGGACCACCCATACCATAACCACGTCCAATAGGAACGAAGCTGTGGTTGCCACCACCTTGACCACGCATCATCCTAATCGCTTCGTTGGTAGCGTTTCTTCTATTCAGGAGACTACCAGACAAAGTTTTATTACTATAGCTCTTGTCTTTACTTTCAATTGCCTCTTGTGATTTACCACTGAACCAAGAGAACGGGTTGAGCAGATTAAATCCACCACCCATACCATTCCCAGGTTCAGATTCAGATTCAGATTCAGCATTAGGAAGAGAAGTATCTACACCATCAACAAAATTACTGATGTTACCGATGACATCTCCACTGAGTGCACCTTCCATACCAGAAATCATACTACGAAGCTTATCACCACCCAACCAATCAGGAACTTTGTCAATAATGTTCTTGATAAATCCCATAGTGCCTTGAATAACTCCACTGATAACACTAATAGTACCAGCGATTACATCAATAATTCCTTTAATAGTCTTAGCAACAATCTGAAGTGCTGGTGCCAAGACCTTCATCAGAATCTTAGCAACAACACCAATGATTCTACCGATGTTCTTCAGAGCTTGAATAAATCCACCACTTCCACCTTCTCCATCACCTTTAATACCAAAAGCACCAGCGACAGTATCCAATGCACCTGTGATAGAACCAGCAAGTTCTTTGAAGGATGTAATCACTGGACCGAAAGTCTTACCCCAGTCGAATGACTTGAATGTGTTAGCGAATCCTTCACCCAGGAACTTACCAACGTTCTCACCCAACCAGGCACCAGCTGCAGCACCAACAGCAGTACCGATAGGACCAAGAGCACTACCCAGGATACCACCAACCACAGTACCGACACCAGCACCTGCGCCAGCACCAGCAGATCTACCAATGATCTTCGCTTTGTCTTTCTTCAGAGTGCCATCAGCGAGACCAGCTTTGATTTGTTCGTCATCCATCTGAGGATTCTCTGCCCTCAGTCTGTCCATCTCCTCAGTGTTCGCTTCCAGAGCACCGAAACCAGCAGAGATCAAGGAACCAAGGATAGGAATGCGCTTGACAATAGACCCAGCACCCTTCGCAGCACCACCAGCAAGACCACCAGCTCTCTGAAGCATAGATGGTGGTGCACCAGGAAGCGGAGACCTAGGTGCTCTCACTCTCGCAAGTGTATCGGCAAGACCTCTAGCAGCACCAGGAGTACCACGGACAATACCAGCAGCACCTCTAGCAAGACCCTGAGCACCACGCGATCCAACTTTACTTACTTGGATGGCAGCTTTACCCAGATCAAAGTTTGCAATAGCAGTCTTGACACTACCACCAAAAGTTTTTAATGACTTACCTAAGGTTGCAAACTGTCCAGGCAATGCTTTCAATGCACTACCCAAAGAGGTAATAGTTTTTACCTTAAGGTTCTTAAGGTTCTTAACGATGTCATCAAAGGTACCAAGGATTGCAGCTTGAGGACCAGCAGCTTTCGAGACTGCCATAAACTGCTTGAGTCCCTGCGGAGTTGCTGCAGAGACTGCTTGTCTAGTAGCACTGACAGCGTTCTGAGCACCTGTTCTAAGACCTCTACCAGCACGGAAGAAACCACCCACTTCATCCGCAAGACTACCAGCACCACGTGCAACGTTCGGGAAGGGACGACCTGCAGTGCGGAGAACAGATACATCATCGGCACCAGTGATGCCCTGCATAAACAGCTTACGCTGTGTATTGAGATTGCCAGGGGCATTTCTTACTGCATTGAGAGCATTGCCTGTTCCCTGTCTTGTACTACTTACAAAACCAGCAGCTCTTTCTCTGATAGTTTTTGTAGCAGAAATAAGAGAATCTTTTAAAGTCTTAGGAGTAAGACCAGTTGCTAGGGTTGTGCTACCTGCACGTGCTCCCTGTCTGATAGCAATGTCATCTAGTTTGTCAGCTAGCGCAGCAGTATTAGTACCAGCAACTTTGTTTAAACCAAGTTCAACACCATCGAGAGCTAGGTTACCAGTAGCTTTAATACCTCTACCAGCTAATCCAACAGTCCCTTTCGCTCCTCTTACTATCCCTCTACCAACAGCACCACGAACTTTACCACCAGTAGTAGCATACTTACCAGACTTGGCAGCGTCAACACCCATAGACGCTTGGCGCAAACCAAACATACTAAACCCAGCGATGGGTGTCAAGAAATCTCTAACTTTGGATGCGGTCTCTCTTAACTTGACTTCAAAGTCTTCTAGTCCTTGAGCAATGCCATCAATTCTATCAGCAAAACCAGCAAGACCATTAGATACACCATCAATAGCTGCGACAAGGGCACCAACACCAAGAGCAAGAGCACCAAGACCCAGAACATTCTTCCAGTTAATCTTGCCTGGTAATTTTACCTTATCCTTTAGACTACCACCAGCTTTCTTTTGTCTAAACTTCTCAATAGCATTCTCTTGCTGAGCAAACTTGTCCGCACTAATACGCCTCTTAGTAATAGCATTCTGTGCCCCCAGAAGACCATTAGTTTTTATCTGAGCATTTAAGACATCAGATAAAAGATTGTTAGTGATCTTCTGCGCATTCAGCTGGGCACTATTGACCGTAAGCAGCGCTGTTATTTTCTGTTCGGACGCCATTTACCCTGTTTGTTGTTTAAGTTTCTCTTCTTCAAGGTGTGCGAGGAGGAGAGCAATGTATACTTCTCTTTCCCACGGCATCATATTTTCAATCTCAGTAAGACTGTATTTGTGATGCTGCATTAGTGCGAAGTTTGTCCTAAAGTAATTCTCTAGAGTATTATAGGACATCACTACCCGAAAAAAGATGCTAAACCCTCCAGGGTATACTCGCATCTCTCTTTTGTATTCGGATTAATTACACTGAATGTATGTGATAATTTAGGCATAGACGCAAAGAACTCTTGCATCTTAAGGAACTGCTGTGATGTAAGACTATCAATGAATGCAACCAATTCTTTCTTACTGGACGACGAAGACTCGTGGACTTCATCACCATCAATAATTTGATCAATGCATTCAGCAATCATTTCAAATACTTCTTCAGGACTAGTTTCAGTGTCACCAAAATTATTTTTGATGAACTGATCCAGAGAAGGATACTTCATCTTGACAGACACATCTTCAGTCAGCTCAATAATATCAGTATGTTCTTTAGGTATGCTAACTTCCACTTCCTCTAAGTTAATTTCAACATCAACTTGAGTTTCATTATCATCTGTACAAGTGACTTTCAGCTCAAGAGATTCACTTACAGACTTAGCACGAATCTTCAGGAACAAATATTCCAGATCAAACATTGCAAGTCTCTTGACATTCAAGCGACTCGTGATGCAATTAGTAAGCAGTGTAACCACTGCATCCTGAATTTGTTTTTGATCTTCAGATTCTAAAGCAAGGAGAAGTGTCTTCTCTTCTTTAACGAGGAAAGGTCTATACTTAATTGTCTGCCCTGTAGAGGGAAGAACAGCAGTATACGAAGGTACCTCAAGTTTTGGTAAAGCCATAGTGTGTGGGTTCAGTACTTTTATTTATCGTCAGATGTCAAACGCTTGTTTCAAATTCTTTGAAAACTTTCTGGTCTTATCATCAATTCTTCTAAGCTGTTTACGAAGTGACTTTGGTAAAGGATAACGATCTAATTGCGACATAGATTTGAAAGCTTGTAAAGCATCTTCGTATTGAATTTCAAATCTTTCATAGTATAAATTAACTGTACAAGTGACTAGTGTAGTGGTACCAGCATCCAGAGGCACAGCATCAATAGAGTATGGGTAGACATTCTGGAACCAATATCTCATTGATTTGGTTTGAGATCTGTTGACAGGTCCAGGTTCAAACTTATCAACCAGAAGTGACATCTGATACTGATCAGGGTAAGCAACTCGCGTAAATCTATTTCTATCTCTGTCAGGACTTTGAGTCCACCCTTCCATCATATCAATATCATTTCCACTATTATCCACCTCTTGGAAAATCTTATCAAACCAAGCGTGGAAGACTTTATAAGCTGTCATATTAGCATCACAGATAAAAGTCAATGACAGATCATTGTACATCTTCATCGTCGGATACTTCATACTATGTCCAGTATAGTATCCATTAACTTGTCCTGTCGCTGCCTGCACGCTAGGCAATGACGCTTGACTACACAGCAACTCCATCGACTCTCGCGTGTCATTGCTGACATCTAATCCTTTCAGATCAAGCTGCCAGATTGCTGGGATGGTAACTCTAAATTGGTTAGACTTGGCAACACCAGCGCCACGTTTTAGCTGCTTGCGCAAATCATCGTAGAGATTCGCCATCTAAATATAGCTTAAGATACATTTTATTTATGGCGTACTCTGGACAGTACAAACCAGTGAACTACCAGAAGTATAAAGGTGACCCTCGTAGGATCTTTTACAGATCATCTTGGGAGCTTATGTTTATGAAGTACTGCGACAGAGAAGAGAATGTATTAGAGTGGGGTAGTGAAGAGATCATCATACCGTATCGTTGTCCCACTGATGGTAGGGTACACCGATATTATCCTGACTTCTATGTAAAGGTCAGAGATAAAGATGGTTCTCTCAAGAAATATATCGTCGAAGTTAAACCAAAGAAGCAGACGAAACCACCTAAGACACCTCAACGTAAGACTAAAAAGTATTTGCAGGAGGTAAATACTTTTATGAAAAACACTGCGAAGTGGAAAGCAGCAAAGAATTACTGTGATGATAGAAGAATGGACTTTCTAATTCTCACGGAGGATCATCTTGGAATCAGTCTTTGAAAAATTAGAGAAGGCACAAGCTGGCGAAGATCGTAGTCCTTCTTGGTGGCGTAATGCAGGTAAGGTTGCAATGCGTTCTGCTTTAGCAGACGGAACAAAAGATGCTATCGTTACTAGCGAGATAGTAAATCGTGATGATGACAATGAAGTGAAATTCACTCCAAAAATTGGACAGTTGATGATGTTTGAATACGATGCACGTGTATCTAAGCAGGTGCTTCCATTCTATGATCAGCTTCCTGTGGTTCTTGTACTACAAGTAAAGCAAGATCATTTCTGGGGAGCAAACTTACATTACATCAGTCCAAAGAAAAGATTAAAAACAATCGAAGCTTTATTGAAAGGTAAGATTGATGTACCTCGGAAGATCATCCATAAATACTTGAAAAGTGATGTCAAAAATGGTGGTCTGTTCATACAGATCGCAGAAAGTGATTGGGACTCAGCGATCTACTTACCAACAGAGCAATTTGTATCTGCAGTAGGGAAAATAGAGATACCGTTTCCCGCTAGTAAAGTATGGCACAAGTATGATCCCGTTTCCAAGTATCGATTCAAAGCTAAACGCAAGGTTTCCTAATGTCACTGCTTGATAAGAAAAACAAGGGTGGTAAGTCACTCCGCTTTCCGTCAGATAAGGTAGCGGATCACGATGACTATATGATGTTCACTGTCTATGAATATCAACCTCCTTTTCGTAAAGCAAATTGTATTGGTCAATCAGGGGGAAACCTTTGGGGAAGCAGATATTCTCAGTATGATACCACTGGTTTTGGTGGTGGAGAATTAAAGAATTCTCCGTACAAAAATATGATTCTCTATATGCCAGAGGATATTAATGATTCGCACACCAGATCTTGGGCGGGAAAGGGAGTCAATAATCTACAACGTGCTGGTCTGAGAGCATTTGGTGCTGGTTTAGATGCTGCTCCTGGTCTGATGAATAATCTGACTGCAGAGAATGTAAGTGCAGCTGCCAAGTCAATGCTACCACAAGATGCTGCTCAGCAAGGTAAAGCTTTACTGAAACAAGTTGTTATCGAGCAAGCATCTGCTGCTGCTGGTGTTGATCCTAGCGTTGCATTTGGTGGTGTGTTAGGTCAGGTTGCTAATCCTAACCTAGAGGTTATGTTTGATTCAGTGGGACTGAGAGAGTTCTCATTTGGATGGACAATGGTTCCTAGGAATCAAAAAGAATCTCTGATCATCAAAGAGATGATTTGGCAGTTCAAAAAAGCATCTGCACCATCAATGGAGCAGGATGGATGGTTTATGAAAGTGCCTAACGTATTCAAGATTGAATACAAGCAAGGTAGTAGAACGAATCATTGGTTAAATAAGATGAAAGCTTGTGCACTAACAAGTGTTAGTGTCAACTACACAAGTGGTGGTAGTTATGCTACCTATGCAGACGGTGCACCTATTGCAGTGACCATCGGTCTGTCATTCAAAGAACTTAAGATGGTTCTTTCCCAAGACTTTGGTGATACTTTTAACTCAAGTCAACAGTACTATTAATGCCATACTTCAGTTACCTACCGAATATTGATCTTGCTGTTCGACCTATCAAGTTTCCGTGGTCGGAACAGCAATACAAGGTAGCAAAAAATATCTTCAGAAGATTTAAGCTCTCCGAGAGTGCTTTAGATACTGCTACTTACTTTAAAAAGTATGTGATTGACGACTCCGATCGTCCTGATATTGTTTCAGAAATTGTTTATGGTCGCTCTGACTATGACTGGATTATTATGATGTGCAATAACATCATCAATCCATACTTTGATTGGCCGATGAGCACGTCTGTGTTGATGGAATATATTCAAACAAAGTATGACAATCCATACAGCATCAAACATTATGTCACCAAAGAAGTAAAAGACTCTGAAGATAATGTTGTACTACCTGCAGGTCAGATTGTAGACGAGAGCTTTTACAACTCTCCAATGTGGGTGGAGTACAACAGATCTGACGTTGACTTCCCTACACCAGATAATGAAACAACACTGGAAGTATCTAGAAAGCTAGAAATTACTAGTGTAAGACTGATGAATTGTTCTTGGGGAGTATGTACTACTTCTAATTCATCTGGTGGGGGGTTTGAAGAACCGCCTATCATAGGATTCTCAGCTCCTGGTGGAGACTTCGGTCCCTTACCAGCTGTAAGGGCAACAGGTTATGCAGTTCTGTCTGAGACGGGATACCTAAAACGTATTGAAGTTACATCTCCTGGCGAGAACTATACGTATCCTCCCATTGTTACTTTTGATGGTGGTTTAGCAGGTCTCTCTGCTACATCTGTGATCAACTCAGAAGGTCAAGTAACGGAGATTCGTCTCGATGGTGTTAAGTATGATACTACTGTTGCAGATAACATCTACGAGTTTGGTAACGGTGCGACCATTGCCCCGAACGGTTCAGGACAAGGAATGGGTGGTGGTTTCGACGTTGGAGGAACCCACCTCAGATTCGGTGATACGTACGGAACCCGTTACGCTACCCTTAACTCAGTAGATATGACAGCGTTTGACACTGTACGTGTCTATGCTGTCCGTGGTAATGGAAGTAACGGTGGCGAAACACCTGATATCAATGGTGTGGAAGATCTCTACCTAAGATATCAGATTACCGAGGGTGCACCAGATCCTAACAATTGGGTCAACCTTGGTATCGTGATCCAAGCTGTACCTAATGGTACTGGCACTGGTGTTCTTACTAACTATGACTTCGTAGTTCCACCGAACGTAAGAACTAATAATGTGTACTTCCAGCTGTATCAACCTGGCAATAGTGGACCAATCTACGACCACTATGGTATCACCACTGTCAACTTCATCAACACCAGTGCTAGGTATACAGATGCTAATGTATACCTAGCAAACAACCCTCTTGATACTACAGGTGCTGGTGCAACTGCAAAAGTAGTGCTAGGCAAAAGTATTGTGGACATTGTTATCACCAATGGTGGTTCATATAATTCTGGGTATGAATTAGGTATCAGTCAAACTGGTGGCAACCCAGATCAAAGAGCTTTTCTGCAAGCAATCCCACGTGAAAGTCCTAACACATTTGCAGTGGGTGATGAGATTACTTTCTCCAATGGAACTGTTGCTGAAGTCACATCCTATGCACCAGATAACTCAGCTGGTCCTTCAGTTAGTACGATGACAGTTGAACTGAAGACTATCGATGCTAACAATCCTATCGATGGTACTATGTCATTTACTAGCGATACATCTATCGGTATCGTAAGAAGTGTGGTGTCTACTACGCTGTCAGAACCTCAGTATGTTGACAAGCTTGGAAACTTATTCAGATATCAACTGAATCGTCCTTCTGGCACTAGTGGATGGGAAAAGTTAGTGCGTGATGGTTTCCGTTACTACGATCCAGGAACACAGATTGTTGTAAACAAACTTGGAAAAGATATTGCTACACCAGTCGATTACTTCCAGTATGAGACAGAATTAAATGATAAAAAGCGCGAGATATACATCTTGAAAAAGAGGTACATCGCACGCTTCTTAGAAGAGATGAAGGAGCAACTTCCTTATAAGCGCTCCTCCGATTTTATTAGTGAAACTCTGAAGAGATCAAGTATCTGATTTCTTATTGAAACCGAAAGGATCAAGCTTGTCTTCCATCTTCAGTCGCAATGCTACTGTACCGATGGATTCAAGGACCTTCAGAATATCCTCTGGTCTGGCATCTTCACCAAGTTCTTTGGCAACGTACCAGTACTTTGGCCAGAAGGTTTCACCTGCCTTCTGGTAATCTTCAAGGGTTAACAGTTTCATCAGTCTTCCTCAGCAAGGCGAGCAAAGTAGGACAGTTGGTCCTCATCGTTGCTGGGAGTGATGTCGGGTGCATTGAATCCCGCATCCACAGTTTCAGTCTTCTTCTCAAACTTAGGAGAGAAGCTAGGAGTGGAGGGTACAACAGGTTCAAACTCTTCGTCATCAACAGTCGGAGCAGCACTCTTCTTATTGATACCGAGCACTTCATTCAGACGTGCTTGGAGTTCTTCGTATGACTTGAACTGATCAGCAGCAGTGAAGGCAGACAGAGAATACTGCTGCTTCCAGATGCGCTCTAGTTCATCATCATCCTGATGCAGTGCACTGGGGGAGTCGAACTCAGACTTATCGTAGTTCCAGTAACCAGCAACCTTACAGATCTTCAGCTTGAAGTTGGCACCTTCCCACAGATCGAATGGGTTGACGGGAGTCTCGTCCTCAAACTCGGGTTGCATTGCTGCAGTGATCTTATCGTAGATCTTCTTACCGAATTTGTACAGGAAGACTTTACCTTCGTTCTCGGGGTGAGCAGGGTCACGCACAACATAGATGTTGCTGTAGTAAGTCAGCTTACGCTTTTGCTTACGAGCAACTTCCTTGTCAGCATCGATACCAGAGTTCCACAGTTTGCGGTTGACTTCACCGACAGGATCCTTGCCACCAATGGTGGTCAGGGAGTTCTCGATGTACCATCCGCCAGGACCCTGAAATGCGTGGGAGTATACTTTCGCCCACGGCAGTTCCTCACCATCAGGTGCGGGGAGGAAGCGAATAACAGCGTATCCGTTACCAGACTTGTCCAGTTCTGGTTTCCACAGACGGTCATCACCACCGCTGCTGGACTTATTGATCTTCTCTGCTTCCTGCACGAGTGCTTGAAGCTGGGAAGTGGAACGGCGCTTAAGGTCGCTAAAAGACATTTGGATTTCCTCGGATTGAGTTGGATTTGGTTTGAGGGACCTGCACAGTATAGCACAGATCCGAAGCCACTCAACGGACTTGAACCGTTGACCTACGGTTTACAAAACCGTTGCTCTATCCAGCTGAGCTAGAGTGGCGTAACGTCAGTGCTAGCAACTGACGGGCATCAAGAGGGGTCCCACCTCTCTCCCACGCGGGTTGGATTTCCGATTCTTTTTTCTCTCGGAGACGTGAGCCAGGATGCATTCCAGTCCCTTATGCACTAATTATAAAGGATTTTTCAGAGGTCGTCAAGGGATGTTCCCTTTCCTCTAAACCGCTCAGTCATCTCAGCGTGCTTGTCATCAAACCCTTTGGTGATGTCCTCCATACGCTTCGCCCAGGTATCTCCCCCGTCTTGTCCTCTACAAGGATTGATACAATGGTCATCACCAAGATTATTG